TCCAAACTTCCTCTATATTCAACATCATTTAAGAGTAATGAGAAAACTAATTCACCCTGATGAAAATAATAATTTGAATTATATTGTGAAGCAGGAGATATAAAAACAATATAATCTGCAATCTTAGCAGACTTCTTACAGAATGCTTTCCATAAACTGCTTGAAGTTCCAAAAGGCGGATTTGAAATAATTGCTCTCCCTTTCTTATATGAAAGCATCAGTTTCTTGTAATCATACTTGACGATTTCAGGATGCTCTGGGTAGAGGTCATAATATCTTTGAGGAATATTAGGAAATGCTTTCTTAAGTGATTCAATAAAAGCTCCATCACCTGCGGCACATTCGATTATTTCAGTTATGTTTTGTTCACCTATTATTTCTTTAGTTTTTTGAATAGTTAAATCAACTATATGTTGTGGTGTATAGTATTTGTCAAGACGATTCACACTCATAATATAATTCCTTTCTTATTTTTACATTTTTCTCCGTGCCACCTTCCATAATTTCCAGGTGTAGTTTCAAAACCGCAATATTCACATGTTTTGTTTTTTAATTTATGAGATAATCCGATGTGGGATTTACTTTTATTATTTCTTGTTTCTATATTATCAGGTTTTCTTACTTTCCACTTATTTTTCATTTTTTCTTTTTCTTCTTTTGTATGATTTCTATGATGCTTTCTTTGTTTTGCTTTTGTTTCTTCTGTATGATGTTTTCCTGTATTTGTTTTAATCATCTTTTCAATTGATTCCTTTGGTCTTTTTTTATTTTTCCAATAATGCGCATTATTTATACTTTGTTTTGTTTTTGTTTCTTCAGACACAGGAGTTAAAGATTTTAATTCTCTTGCATAAGCATAATCTCTTGCAGAAATATTATGTTTTCCCTTTTTATCAAAAGTCATTCTCCAAAAAGCATTAACTAATTTTCTATTTTCAGGGTAAATGTATGTTAGCAATTTGTGACATACATAATGTTCTTTAGCAGTCAGCAAAACTCTATTGTATTCTTCATCGCTTCCATTCATACATTTAGGAATTATATGATGGTTCTCATAATATATCCCTTTACATCTTTTTCTATTTTCAGATTGTGCTTTTTGAATTATTTTATCATATCTATACTGATATGTTTCTTTCGTGTTGACTGCCATATTTATCGTGGGTGTTACAAGCCATTTTTATAATTCACTTATATGTTTTGATACAATATCTATGTATTCATATGTATCATAGTTCTGTTTATCGAGTTCATAAAGATGAATTAACATATAATTTAATTTTTCTTTATCATTTTTATGTTTGTTAATTAACTGATCGAGATGATCACAAACATCAGGTTCGAGCCCGAATATTAACTCATTTTCGAGATATTCGATGCCCGCATCAGCCTCACATTTTAAAAGTTCGTTTTTGTTTTTCATAGTTTTAGATTTTTTATTATATATATTCATGTATTTTTTGGGCAAAAGTACAGTTAATGTATGATTAAATGTTAATTAACATATTTACTTCATTAACGATGTCGTCGCGACGATGATAATTTGCGACATTAACAACAATTTTAATGTATTCAAATCCACCCAAACATCTTTGAACTTCATCTGTTAAAGATAATAAAAGTTTTTCATCATTTGGGCGGCCAAAGATTGCACACTGAGAACGAAAAGTTGACGTCACATATAATATATTATCTATAGAATCGATTTGAAATTGAACTGATAATAAACATGCTCCAGGCTCTTCATTTTTATGATTAACAATTATTACAGCATTTCTTGATGTTTTATCTTTTCTAAGAATTTCTATAACTCCAGGAAGCTGTCTCCATATAGGAGCTTCATATCCAATGTATGAAATCAAGATGTTTTTTCTTTCATATTTGAATTTTATTCCAGGTTTGAATGGAATTTCGTACGTATAATTATATATCGGTTTCATTTTAAAATAATTTATTTTCTATTTTTGTGTGTATATTCAAGAGAAGTTTCCAAGATGAGATCTCTTTTTCACAATTATCACTCATATATTTATGAAAATATAATGATGTTTTATCTATATTCACATCTTCAAGCAAGAATTCTGCATTTGACACAATTATAAAAAATGGAGATTGTGAATAAATAGCAAAATTCAAAAGCTTTATTAAACATAATTCTCCTGTTTGATATGTCTGCCAAGATTTAATGGGAATTCCAATAAGTTTGCTTCTAGATATGAATCTGAAGAAATTATCTTCAGGATGATATAATATCAAGCTGTTTGCAAAGGGTTTATGTTCTTTTATAAAATATCGAAAAGTGTTTGAATAAAAAGCTCTATTATGCTCTTTAGTTTTATTCAAAACTTGAAGAACGAATTTAATGCCCTCATCTGTTTTAGGAATATATTTAAACTTTGTCATTTTTCTTTGTTTTTTTGATTTTTGATTTTTTGCTAAGTTGTTTAAGTAATGTTATAAACTCATCATCGGTCATTGATTCTGAATTATCTCTAGTGCTTAAATCTAAAGCAAATAATTCTACTCCAGATAAGTTAAATAATCCTTTTTCATTGTTTGTTGGTTTCATCTTTTTCATAATTCTATATTATTTTAATTTATTTATTATATATATTCATGAATTTTTTGAGAAAATGTGTACTTAATGTATGATTTTTAATATAAATTGTTAATGTTTTGTTAAAGTATTTTTTTGTTCATTTGGGGTCTTTTTGTTAAAATTCTGTTAAAGCCTTAAGTTGTTATCTGGTGTTAATTCTGGAAAAATGTACCAACTAGATGTTATTTAAATTATTTTATATTTTTTTAGTGTTGATCTTGAGTGAATAATCTGTATACATATTTCTATATAAGTAATTATTCAGACGTGATTCGATATCTCCTCGATTTTCCATTGTAAAATATAGTGCACCAGTTTTAATTAATATAATCAATATTTATGACTTGATTATCAGTATGTTGTTAAATATCTGTTAAAGAAATATCAGTATTTTCCATTTAATTTATTTAATAATATCATATAATATACTTTTATGATTCTTTTTAATTTTGTATTCAGTAATTGTATCTTGTTTTGTTACCATGGTATTTTCATCTATAAATTCTTCTACATCTAATATCGGTTCATCATTCAATTCTGTAATATCAAATTCATAAGTTATCTTTGGATTTAACTTATTATCAACCAAAATGCAACCATTGGTATTTGCAACGGGTGCTTCACCCGCAACTGATATAGAACAATTGGCGTCAGCCAATTGAATTGTATCTGTCTTAGAAAAGTCTGGCAATTGCGCGCTAGGGTCTATAGTACCTAAGTCCAGAGTATTCTTTCCCTTCTTATATTTCTTTATATTCTTGTTTGTGTTATTTGGTTGATAATTGGTTGTTATTTGGTTGTTAACCAAACCACCTTGATATTGCATCCAGTTGTTAACCTGTATAATCGTGAAGTGTGTTTTAGGTTGTCTACATATCATACCAAATTCTGAAGACTCTAATTTTCTAACCCAATAATCTACTGTAGATTCATTCATATTTAATTCTATAGCCGCTGTTTTACGTCCATATATAAATTGGCCTTGGAAAACTCTTACTGAAGTATTTCCTTTTCCTGTATTGATACCTACCCAATTAGGTTCATCTGACCAATTTGCTTTAAGTAATATCCATAACCATACTTTTAGTCCATTATGATTCATCCATATTTGACTACTTAATATTTTTCTATGTAATTTAACCCAACCAAAATCTTCCATAATAGCGATTTATTTTAATTAAAACTCCCTAAGGATTCTTCCGCTACTAAGATTCCAAAGGGAGTTTTTTTATGTTAATCTGAAACAATTAAACAATGTCTTCTATCTGTAGCGGATATTTATTATTTATATGATATATATTAATGCAAGTTTTCAAAAAGACCTTAAAAGCTGTTACATTATTGTTACATTATTGTTACAAAATTGTTACATTTTCTTTAATTAACTGTTAAACGGAATAACAATTGGAAGCTTTCCATTATTCAAAACAACTCCACAAGATAGAATAGGAGTTCGAATATAATTTCTAGCATAATTAAAACAATATTTATCAAAGTCTATTCCACATCCAATAGCCATACCGAATAGAAGATCTTTTTCACTTGAATTATACGTAATGCCTGATACAGTGTGCATGTGACCGGAAACAATTGATATTCGTTTATTAAGCGCCAATGTTAATATAGATTGCAAACTTGATAATCCATCTCCATGTATGTACAGAACATTATTTAATTTATAATTCATTTCAAACTTCCAACCAGGTGTGTTTAATATATCTCCATAATTTTTTATCCAATTCGAACTAATTCCGGCACTAAATGTTTTTTTAAGAATTCTTAAATCATGATTGCCTAAACATACATTCATTTCTGGAAATGATTTATACCATTCTTTAATGATATATTGAGTTTCAGAAAGTTCATTGCCGGCAGATAGACCGTCCGGATTTATATCCCATCTACCTGAGGCTGAATTATCAACTAAGTCTCCAATTTGAACTATTTTATTACATTTGTATTCTTTTTTAATATACTTACAGAATTCTAAGTATCCTTTTTTTATGAACGGTGCATGCAGGTCGCCGATGATCAAAACATTTTCATTTTTCTTAAACATTTAAAATGATTATTTTTATTTCATGTTTTAAACAGAAAGCTTAAAACATATATAGTATATATTCATATAATATATGAATCATTTGAAGATTCGAGATATTTTTGGATTTCTTGAAACCAGATTTCTTCGCTTTGAAGAAATTCTTCAAGTTCTGTAAAAAAATCAATTGATATATTTGTGCTTGGCTCCATAATATAATATATAATATATATTTAAGCAAAAAAGTTATAAATATGTCAAAAATGATATGAATATATATAATAAATAACTCCATGAAACTTAATGAATTTAAGAAAAAAGTTGAAGAACTTGGCCGTTCATTTTCTGAAACGCGTTCTGAAAAAGATTACACTGAATTGTTTAATCTTTTAAGACCATATTATAAATCAATATTGAGAAAATATTATATTAAAAACTATATTATATCAGATGATATTATAGCAGACACTTTTATGATATTATGGAATAAAATTGATACTTTTGACTCAAAAAAACCTTCATTTTATAATTGGTTAATGACTATAATGGTTAATAAGGCTCTAGAAACTAAAGCAAAAGAACATCGATATGCGTATAATTATTTAGATACAGAAGAATATTCAACAGATTATATTGAAGATTCTATAGATAAAATGGATATGGATAAAGTTAAACAGTTTATCATTGATACGCTTGAATTTTTTGAACATACAGATAAAGAATTATTGATAGATAAATATATTAATGGTTATGTAAATGAAGAATTGATTGAAAAATATAATATACCAAATACAACTCTTAAAAATCGACTTTTTAATGGAAAATTGGATATTTTAAATTATGTTCATGTATATTTTGATAGAGACGTGTTTAAAAATCTGCGTAAATCTGATCATTTAATTCGAACAAACATAAATAAAAAAGCATTTATATTTAATAAAACTAAAAGAGTGTTAACTGAAGAACATAAGACAAAAATTAGTAAAGGTATCAGAAAAAATAATTATAAAAAATATAAACAACGAAAGCAACTTGCTGAAGAACAAGGAATTCCTGTGCCTAAAAATATATTATCTGAAGAACATAGAAAAAAAATATCTGAAGCAATGACGTTTAATCGTTATCAAAAATATTTAGCGAAAAAACAAAAACTTGAAGAAAATGGTTTGCCAGTATCAGAAGAGATTTTAACTATAATAAAAAAAGCAGAGATAAAATTAAAAATAAATAAATCTTAATATGATATATCCTCGATATATAGAAAAAAAACTATTTAAGCTATATCTTTATATTATAGCAAAAAATATAAAGTTCGTTAGTTTTAAAAATCTTTTAAAGCGAACTCATAAAAATAAAATAAATGAATTTTATGACAACTAATGATAAAGTCTCTTTTATATTGACCGATATATCTACAAATTATTCTGAATTTATATATCAGGCCGAATATAAGCTTAAAAAACAAAAATCTTTATTATCCCGGGATCATCTATCACATGAATTGCTATCAGATATAATATATTCTATTATTAAAAAGTTTGATGATGATGATTTTTTAGATCATGTATATCTGATGGCGCAAAATAACAAATTAAAACTATATATATTTAAATCTATTCATACGAATACGACTTTTCATAAATCTCCATTTTTAATAAAACTCTTTAAAGAAAAGTCAAGAATAACATTAAGTGATGATATAGATTCTAGATTATATACAAATTGGACTGAACCAACACTCTCAGAAAAAGAACACCAAACATTAATATATATTGATGAATTCATGCAGCCTGAATATGCGGAAAAAGTCTTTGGAAAAAATTGGGAGTATTATGTTGAACTAATAGATGTCTATATTAAAAGTAATTGTTCATACAGACAGATAGAAAAACAAACAAATCTTAGAAATGTTGCTTTTCATTACAGAAAAATATGGAAGATTATTAGGGAAGAGCTCTCTCGAAGAGGAATTAATAACATTTATGAGTAAAATATATTATATAATATAAATTAATCTATAATCATGAAAAAAATTGTATCATTTTTTGGAAAAGTAATTGGATTTCTGATTGCTATTCCTGCAACAATTATAACATCTCTTGGTGTAATGCTCTTTACTATAGCTTTAACATTAATTGAATTTCAACTTGCAAAATCTATTAGTTCAGAGCTTTTAAAAGCTTTTAAAATAAAGAACTAATTTTTTTGTAAAAAAATGTTAACAAGATGAATAAAAAAATTAAATCAATACACTATAACTATATTACAACAAACCTTATCAATGGAAAGCAATATATTGGTAAGCATTCTACTAATAATATAGATGATGATTATTTAGGAAGTGGTGCTATGTTACGGCGTGCTATAAAAAAGTATGGTAAACAGAATTTTAAAAGAGAGATTTTATGCATGTGTAAATCTGATTCTGAAGCACTTGAAAATGAAGAAAAGTATATTAGTGAATATAATACTATAGTTCCACATGGATATAATTTAACTTTAAATGGAGGATATATTGGTGATGGTATATTAGGAAGTTCCATATTTCAAAGAAAATTAGAATTAATGGAAACATGTCCACAATTTCTTAATGAATTAGTAGATTTATATAATGAATATGTAGAATTATGTTTTAAAAAAAATATATCTAATAAAGAATTAGAAAGATTGCAATTTTTAAATAAATTACAAGATTTTAAAAATGAACGAATATTAACTATAATAATGATTCAAAATGAAAAAAGGAAGCAAAAAACGTAATGATGCTCAATTAGCATATGATAGAGAATTCGCTATTTATTATTGGAGTAAAGGATATACTCTAATGGATATAGCTGCGATGTTAACAAAAGATCATCAAGATAGAGGTGAAGATTATAGTATCACATATGGTATGGTACGTAAAGATATAGTCGATATTATTAAAGACTTTAAAAAATCAAGAGAAGATAGTGGTGTTTCAGAACTTGAAGAATTGATTCAACGTAGTAATTTTTTATATAAAGAAGCTTGTATACAACAACGACTTACAGGTAGTCCATTATTTATGAGTATAGCTTCGAAACAAATTGATCAACTTGCTAAATTAAAGGGTCTAGCTCTAGAGAAATCTGAGATGACAATAAAATATGATATAGAAATATTGTAATAGTATGGAAAAGACAGCATATATAAAAATCACTGGTCTTGCTCTTCGTCAGAAAGAAATCATTAATGAGATAATTAGTACTCCATCTGATATAGTAAAGTATCATATTATCAGAGCTTCTAGAAAATCTGGAAAATCCTATTTATTAGAACGCCTTCTATTATATGATATGATAAAACATCCAGGGTATGAAATGGGATTTATGTCTGCCACATGGAATATCACAATGTCATTTTTTAGAGATATTATAAAGATAATACCCCAACAATTACTTCAAAAAGTTAACACAGGATCAAGAATAGAACTTACGAATGGTTCATCTGTTGACTTTTATTCAGCAAACTCTTCAATCACTCCAGTTAATAGATCATTTAATGAACTTTTTATGGACGAATTTGCGCTGTACAGAAAAGATGTATGGGAATATCTTAAGCCTACAATAATGGCTAAGCCAGGAGCTAGAGTTGTTATAGCATCAACACCAAGAGGAAAAAATGCATTTTATGACATGTGTCAATTAGGTATGAAGGGATTATCTAGACATAAAGAATATAGAATGCATTGGAGTGATAATCCTTTAATTCATTTAGAAGATGTTATGGATGCTAAGAAAACAATGTCGACACAACTTTATGAACAAGAGTTTGAATGTGTTTTCTCAGACTCTATGTCAGGTGTGTTTGGAAACTTCAGCAATGTACAAACTATAAAAGAATGGGAGCGATCACCTAATCCGGAATTATATTATTTTTATGGAATAGATGTGGCCGGAGCAGGATCTGATAAAACCGTTTTAACTATTATGAATTCATTACAAAATGTTTGTAAAATCTATGAATGCAAATCAGATGATCTAGTTATTCAAGGTGAAGAAATATATAACGAATTAAATAAATATAAAGACAAAGTTTACGGATATGTAGAGAAGAATGGTATCGGCCAAGGTCTTGCAGATATTTTAAAAAATAAAGGTTTAAGTGTGAATTATTGGAATACATCAAATGAAAGTAAACAACGAATTGTTACAGCCTTGATCATGTCTATCAATACTGGTACAATTCAACTTCCAATAACATCATTATGTCCGGAACTAGAAAATCAATTAAGTAATTATAGTAGTAAAAGATCGAATTCAGGATTATTAACTTATAATGGTGAAGATGGAGAGCATGATGATTATGTTATATCATTGATGTTAGCAAATGAAATGTTTAGACAATCTGGTTTGCAAACAACTATATATAATCCTCAGTTAAGTGATCGATCTAAAAATTATACACCAGAAGAAGTAGCCCGAAGAGAATGGGAAAGAAGAAAAGCCGAAACCGTTGGAATTTCAGGTTGGGCATCAAAGATACACTATGCTTAACATTTATATTAAAGATAAGAGATATACATGTATATCATTACTCAAAGAAATGAATTTGAGTTATGCTCGGTATGTTTTTGAATATATTAAGGGTGTTAAAGATGTCGATAAATTATTGGTTGATAAAACGTTATTAACAATGCTATCGAACTTCCCTGAAAATCTTATAAATTCTTTAAATGATAAAAATGTGATGGAAGTTTTATCTGAAATCGATTTCTTAAAGAATCTTAATTTTACAGAGTATACTAAGTACTTTATATTAAATAAAAAGAGATTTAAGATTCTTAACTTTAATGATTTAACTGTTAAAGAGTATGCTGAAATAGATTATTATTTAACAAATTATAAAAACGAATTCGAAGTACTTCATAATGTTATTAATATTTTGATACGAAGAATAACAAAGAGTGACATAAATATATTATATTATATAAAGAAACGAATAATACAGAAGAATTTTATTCCTATAAAAGTTAAGAATTGTAAATTAACAACATGGGATGAAGATAATTCTGAATTATTTGATAAAAGATTGGATGCTGAAATAGCATTTCATTTATTCTATGATTATATTGAGTGGAGAAATAGTTTAATGAAAGAATATCCTGATATCTGGAGCTTATCTGAAGATGATGAAGATGAAGTTCCTGAGAATTCTCCTTCAAGAATAGATAAATGGGGATTTTATAGTTACGTATGGGAAATGTCAAGTAGCTTATCTGAACGTGAAGCATGGTATGATAAAAACATCCGACAATTTTTAAAAGCTTTGAGTTATATTATAGTTAAAAAAGAAGAAACTAAATAATGGAAGAAAAAAATATTCGAATAAATATTGAAACTGCGTATACAACGACAGGTTCTGAACAAGCAACTGAAGCTGCAGCAAAGATTGGTAATGAGGTTAAAGCTTCTGGAAGTCAGTTTGGAATAATGGATACTCAACTTGGAAAAGTATGGAAGAGCATAACTTCAGGAGTTTCAAGGGCTGTAGTATCATTTAGATCATTAGCAGGAGCTATAGCATCAACTGGAATATTATTGCTTGTAGTAGCTGTTGGATCTTTAATAGCATACTTTAAGAAAACTGAGGAAGGTGCAGGAAAGTTAAGAGTTATTATGGCTGCTTTAGGCCAAGTGATAAATGTTGTAGTAGATACATTTGTTAAAATCGGAGAAACATTAATAAAAATTGCTGGAATAATTGGTAAAGTTGTAAAAGGAACATCAACATTTAAAGAAGGTTGGCAAGAAACAAAGACAGTAGTAAAAGACGCTATCGATACGGTAGCAGAAAGTTATAGAAATCTTGGTGCAACGGTAGAGAAAGCAATTGAATTAGCAGAAAGAGAAAATCAATTAAAGAAAGATAAAAGAAAGCTTTTGAGTGATGAAGCTACTGCAACTGTAGAATTAGCAAAATTAAATGAAATAATTATTGATCAATCGCTTACTAATGAAGAACGACAAAAAGCAATTGCTAAAGCAACTGACATTAGTAATAAATTGTTTGATGAAAAGATTCGTTTAGCAAAAGAAGATTATGAATTACAAAAACAACGAAATGCATTAGCTAGTAGTTCTGAAGATGATTTAGATAAAGAAGCACAATTATTAGCAACTTTAATTGGTTTAGAAGCTGAACGTTCTACTAGTCAAAGAAGATATATAATGACAGGTAGTCGTTTAAGAGAAGAGAATAGAAAAGAAAGAGAAAAAGAATTATTAGAAACAGAAAAATTCTTAAAAGAATTACAGGAGGCTAATATGCTAGCCTTACTTGATGGTCAAGAAAAAGAATTAACAATTGAAGATCTTCATTATATAGAATTACAAAAAAGAGCAAAAGGTAATAAAGATATTTTACTTGAAATAGAAAAACAACACATAAGAAACGTTGAAGCAATACGACAAGAATATCGCGATAGACAAGAAATAGCTGATAAAACACAATCTGATAAAGAATTAGCTCAAGCCGCTAAAGATAATGAAGAATTCTTAGCTAATTTTATTAGAAATAATGAAGAACAATTAAGAATTGATGAAGAACTTGCCAACGCACGTATAGAAATACAATATAGAGTTGCTGATAATTATGCTGCTGTTGGTAATTTACTGTCACAAATTGCCAATGAAAACAAGGGTTTAGCAATCACAGGATTAATTTTAGAAAAAGTAGCAGCTATAGCAAGTATTATTATTAATACTAAAAGAGCTAATGCGGCAACAACAGCATGGGGAAGATCATTAGGTCCAGTTGGTATAGTTGTAGCAAAAGCTTTGAATACTAAAAATAATATATCAACAGGAATAGCAATTGCGGCTATTATAGCTCAGACTGCTTCATCTATATCTCAGATCAATTCTGCTGGAAAAGAGAAGAAAGCAGCTAGAGGAACTCCTTATTCTCTTGGAGGTATAACATTAGTAGGAGAAGAAGGCCCTGAACGTGTATTTCTTCCTAAAGGAACTCAAGTGTTAACAGCTTCTACTACACGACAACAACTTGCCGGTATACCACAATTAACTGAAGAACGTGTAATACAATTAATAACAACAAGTTTAAAATCTATTCCTGTAGTTATGTCTGATGATACAGCATATAGAACAGGAAGAGCATTTATAGATAGAGAAAAATTAAATGCAAGATTTGTTAAATAAAAAATAAAAATAAAGATATGAAACTTAAAAGAATTCGAATTCGAAAAAATGAAGAAGGGGCTGATACTTTTTCTTTAGTAGGAAAACCTGCAATTCAAATAACGCATATATGTCTGTCTGAAGAACAACCAGATATAATTGAGATTATGTTAGCGGATAAAGAAAAGAAACAGATAGTGTCTCCTCTTTTAATTCCAGATAAAAAAATATATCGATCTGCTGAGTCATTAAATGATGATGAAGATGCACTTATCTATTGGAGTGCAGCAACTATAAAAAGAGAGCAGCAAAATATTATGAAATCATATGTGAATCAACCTATAAAGCTTGATCATGCAAGTGAAACGGAAGACGCATATATTTTGGAATGTTGGATTAAAGAAGATGATAAACTCGATAAAAGAGATCAATTATATTATGATGCTGGTGTTATTCCAGTGGGAACACTGTTATTCAAACTTCAAATCACATCAGACAGTTTATGGGATGATATTAAATCTGGAAAGTATAATGGATTATCAGTTGAAGGAAAATATAGTTTTGATGAAATTGAAGCTGAGGAAGAAATCTATGCTGATGATTTGGAAGCATTAGTTGACATAATAACAGAAACAATAGCACAAATTAAAAATATATCTTAATTTGTATACAAAAAAGTACTGAAATATATTATATAATATAAATAAAATAACATCTATTAATATGACAATTGAAGATATCAGAAAAGCGGTAAAATCTGTTTTCGTAAGTTTGCAAACAGAAGAAGTTGAAAACCCTGAAGAAACAGAAGAAGTTAAAAAATTAGAAGTTGGTCAACCGGTTCCAGATGGTGAATATCTTTCAACTGATGGTACAGTTATTCTTATTGTAAATGGATTAGTTGAAGCATTTACAGAACCTGATGTAACTGAAGAACCTGCAGAAGAAGAAATAGCTACAGAAGAAGTTGAAGCCTCTGAAGAAGTTGAAGTTGAAGCTTCAGAAGAAGTTGAAGCTTCAGAAGAAGTTGAAGCTTCAGAAGATACTCTTAAAGAAATTAAATCTTTTATTGAATTAAAACTTGATGAAATGAGTAAAAAAATTAGTGAAAAACCTATTATTCAAGCTCCAATTGAATCTAAAGAAAAAATAGCACCTTTATCATCTCAGGAAGCATTTTCAAAGGAATTAGATTATAAAAGATTAAATCAATAATAAATAAAAATAAATAAAATAAAAATATAAATTATGGCAACAGGATACACACTTACAGGCGCAGCAACTTTTACTAACGCGGATCCTCAAAAGGTATTGGAATTAATAATTTCAAAAGGAAAGGGAGTAAAAGACCACTATTCATTTGAAACTGGAGTTAAATACAAAAAAATAATTCCTTGGATTTCAAATGTGGATGTTAACCCATCTACTGGAGATAATTCTGGTTATATTGCCGGCAACGGTAGTTCAACAGTTGTTGATGTAACAGTAGAAAATA